ACTGTTCGATCAGTCTTTGTACACGTTGCACGAGTATGGGAACGTGGGTAATTGGGATGATGATGATGACGAGTTTGGTCCCACGCCCGATTCTGAACTGATTGAACCGATTATTGTTTATGTAGAGGACGAAGATGGCTGAACAGCAAGGTGGTATGCGTCGTCCACAGAACCCTGCCCCGGTGTCTGGTCCAGGTCGTTTGTCACAACGCACTGACGGTGGGCCGCGACAAGTTCAGGCAGAAATGTCAGGGATGCCCTACGGGGAGAACCAAGAGTTTGAGGCTATTCAAGCGTCGGCTCCGATGAAAGCATCGCCTTCCGCAAGTTCTCCCCGAGCAAGGCAGCGTAAAGCAACTCAAGCGGGTCGGCAAGCAACAACGCCTTTATTCTCAGGGACGCAGCGACCCGAAGAACCTATTACTTCTGGCGCACCTTTTGGCCCTGGTAGCGACGCACAGCCTGCCCAGCGTACTTCGTCAAGCCTCAGTTCTATTCTTCAGCGCATGGCGATGAATGACACTAGCGGAGACTCTGAAGCATTACTGGCGTTAGCCCAGAGACTTGGATATTAGTGGCTAAAAAAGACAAAGATGAGATTCAAGAACGTTTAGATCGCGGTCAACAAAACCTTGAAAATAGCGTTAATGAATCTTATCTAGTAGATGTTCCTGGGCAAGAAGAAGTGGACTTGTCTCAGTTAGTTGCTCCGCCTGAGTATGAGACTTTTGCGCGTCCATCTGCGGCTGATCGTCTGTCAGAGATGGTTGAGAGAGATCGTCAAGCCGCAGCAAAGCAAGCAACACAGTTTACGTCTCTGGCGGATCGCGCAGAACGACAGATGAAACTGAATCGCGCTCGCCAGCAATCTGAGGTGCGCCCGTCTATTGCGGATCGGACAGAGCGTGAAATAAACGCTCGCATGGAGGAACTGCTAACTCCGACGGAGCGAGTGGAGTTTTCTCCTGCCGCTGTGCGAGAGGCTAACATTGCCGAAGAAGAGGCACTGAGGGTCGCTGAAGGGCCGGTCCCCACTAAGCCGCGGGAGGAACGGGAGCCTTTGGCTACCGGCTTCCAGGTAAGCGACCCAATCGTTGAACAGTTCATTGCTGAAACACGGGCGCAGCAAGCAATTGACACCCCTCCGGTACAATCTCTTAAAGGCCAGACTGAGCGCAAGTCTTTTGTGGTAGAGAACTACCCAACGTTGATGGCTGCTGCTACTAGGACTGGTTTAACCGAGAACGAAACCAGGGATCTAGTCAACTTCACTTTGGCATTTAATGCTGCGAATGCTATTGGTAGCACATTAAACCTTGAGCGTCAGGCTGCTTTTTTCGCCACAATGAGCGAACCTATGCAGGCTCTAGTGCAAGACATAATTCTTGCTGCTCTTCAAGAGGACAAGGAACGAGGACTTCTCCCGACGGACAAACAAGACCGGGTTGATGAAGCCAAGCGGCAAGGCCAAGAACTATTATCTAGTGAATCTCTTGCTGAATATACCGCTGGCGGTGCTGCTAGAGCGTTATCAGGAATCGCTACATATGCTGGCGGCGCTGTATCAAAAGCCATTGAGCAACAAAAAATTATTGGTGAAGAGTCTACGGGTAACACCGGGAAAGATCTTCTTCGCACAGGATGGAACCTGTCTTTGGGTCCGTCATTTGACGCTTGGTTTACAGCCGCTGAGAATGTGCAAAGGACTGTACGGGCAGTAAACCTCTACGGGACACCGCCGGAACCCGGCGAGACAGTTCCCCGCATTACCGGACCAGGCACTTACCTAGGTACTTACCCAACGTGGTCTGAGGCTTGGGACGCTGCGGAGCGAGGTCAGTACAGTCAAGAACGCCTTGATGAAGTAAAAAAGATTTACGGTGACAAGCCCGTAAACCTTATTGTTGCGATACGGACTGCTTACGATAACGGTGAGCCTGACGTAATTGGTGAAATAATCCAGCGTTATCAGGATGACCCCGAAACACTTGACTTTATAGATAAAGCCATCAACGGCGTGCGTAACGACAAAGAAATGGCTGATCTAGTTACATCGGTACGTTTCGCGGAAACGGGCGACCTTGGGAACGTTATATTTAACGCTCGCATGGACTTCTTGTTCTCAGGCGGTCCAGAGGTCAGCCGTGCACCCGTGGTTGGTGAAAGCGAGTTCTACCCGACGTACTCAATCATACGAAACACCACCAACGTGGCGGGTCTGTTCTTCCTAGACCCTCTGCTTGCTGGTAGTGTTGCGCGTGGCGCGGTCCTTTCTGCCAGGTACGGGCTTGCTCGCTTGGCGCTGGAGCAAAACGTTCCAGTTAAAGGCACGACTGTTTTTCAAGAAAAAGCAGTTAGGCAATTTTTTGGAACACTTGGTCGGCAACTTAACGAGGTAAGTGCTACTGAAGCGACCAAGGGTGTCGGCGCTATGGCTCCCATGAACGCATCCATCCGATCCATGTACAAGCGTTACTTCACATCTCAGGCGCTAGACGACATGAGGATTTACCTTAAGTCTAGGCCGGATGCTAACCCGGCAGCGGCTCTTGAAGAATACTTTTCTAACATACAAAACCTTCAGCACATTATCGCAGGGCAGGCCGGTAAGCGCGGTAGGGGTGTTCAGGTTCCGCACATGACCGCAGCGACTGCTCGCGTCAAATTGGCAAGCCTTAAGGCTCGCGGATTGACGTACCCAAGAACCGGCGCTAAAGAGTTTTTGGATAATGTTTTTTATGAGGGTTTTACCGAGTCGATGCCAGCGGCTGCAGCAGACGATTTTGCTAGGATTATTTCTAGTGAAGGTGGCGACCAGTATGTTGGTCGTGGATTAAGTGACTACGCATTGGTTGACGGGGAAATGGTGCGCAACCTTATGGGTCGCGTTGTTTTGGATCGCTTACCCGAAAATGCTATTAGCAGAAGGTACGGGTGGAAGCGCAACATGAGGCCGAAGGCGATTGCTGCTCGCCTGCGTCGCCTAGCGGCAATCTGGCCTGATACGTCTAAACCGTTGGCGGTCAGTGACGCTTCTGATGCTGGTCGCGTTCAACAACTCGTTGAGGCGGCAGGTATGCCTCGCCACTTTTCCCAGATTGTGCGCGAGATGTGGGTGGCCTCAGATGAGCCGACCCGTCGTTTGATGGGTGAGGGTATTGCTCGTTCCTACGGTTACGCCCGTGGCGTAGATGTTGTATCTCCACAGGGCAAGCAACTAATTGATGAGATTGGCCCTGGTGCCCCTCGCGGTGACGAATACGCAGCATCCCTTATTGACGTTGGAGCGTTAAGAGCGCAAGCACTTAAGGAAGCCAAAGAAAGAATCGCTAGGTCACAATTTGAGACTCAGCCGATCACTCGCCCTGTGCAGGATCTAGCCGATGAGATATATGAGAACGAACTTCGACCTAATGCTAACCCTAACAATCCAGCGGTTGTTAAAGGTCAGGCTGGTGCAATTGTTCTAGCAGACACAACTAATTTTATGGCGTTCCCTAACATTGCTAAGTTGGAGCGTTTTTCTGCTCGTTCGTCGCTTTTAACCGCGCTGACTGGTCAAAACGCTGCGATGAATAACATCACTGATTTGTGGGTTCTTGGTACTTTGGCTGGGCCGCGGTTCCAGTTGCGTAACGCTCTAGAAGATATGGGCCTATACATTCTTACCGCTGGTAGTTTACGCGGTTACTTCAAGGGCAGGAAGTTTAGTACGGCTCGTCGTGAAGCGCAGGCGCGTCCAAAAACTAGCCAATTTCAACCCATTAAGGGTATGAAACTTGGGTCGGTTAAAACCCTTAGCCGAAATATCGGCAGCCTATACAGTGATGAGATGGCTGCGATCATTTTGCCTAACCTTTCTAAGCAGGATCTTGCGCGTGCTAACGCTCTTGCCGCTGAAGGGAAACGTGAGGCTCTAGCAAAACTGGTAGCAAAGGCTTACTTGCGTCAGCGCCTTAAGTTCTTGCCTGGTCGTTTCAAAGTTATTGGTCGCACAGTTGATGAGACAAAACTTTCTGCTGAACAATTACAGGAACTGCGCTGGTTAGAGCAAGCGGTTGAAAACGGTGACGTTCTGCACGCTTTAGATGAGGCGGCGGAAACGGGTCGCCACCTTGCCGACGGCTACCCTGCACGCCAAAGCGAGATGAACGACCCCAGAATGACGCAGCATTTTTCTGACCAAGACATGATTTTTATGAATGGTCAAAATTTTAAGGTTCATCGTTTTAACGTTAAATACGAAAACAAGGGTATTACTCCTGGCTCTACCGATGATGCCATGAAGGGTTGGTATCACAACCTCGCTAAAGTGGTGCACGGGGACGGCATAAAAGGCCAATGGGCTATGGAACTTGTCAGTCGTTACAACGCTGCGATGGTTGCGGGTAAGGCAGACGAGGCCAAGGCGATTGTTGACGACTTGGCTGCGCGGCTTGCTGATGCTGACCCTAAGTTAGGGTACGGCAGCAAGTTTATGATTCAAAAGATTGGCGGGTTTGAGGCTCTAGCCAAGGCGACCCTGGACTTTACTCGCCAACTGATGACAACATCCACGGGCAGATTCAATCGTGAACTGTACGCGCGGATGCGCTACAAGACAGTTGCCGACGACGGTACAGAAGAGATTGGTTTCGCGCTTTGGAATATCAACAAAGCGGGTGACAAGGTTACCCTTCTGTCTGTTCCCGAGTTAGCGGAGTTGTCCGTTAAGACTGGCGCACCAGCAAACGTCAGCACACGAACAACTACAGAAATACTTGAACCAATACGAAACGGTGGGCAGTTTTCTAGCAGTGCATGGAACATGATGGGTCGTTCACTTGCTCGCATGACTCGGGAGCCGATATTTACTGCTAACTATCTTGATGCTCGTAAAATCATGGCCCCGTTTGAGAAGAAACTGGCTGAAGAACTCGGTGAGTCGGCAGCGCAGAAGTGGGCGGTAGAGGCAGCGACAGAGCGAGCCTACCGGCTAACCATGAACTACGTTGATAACCCGAACATTCGCTCGCAGTTTGCTTGGCAGATTCGTAACGTCGCTCGTTTCTACCGCGCACTTGAGGATTTCAATAGGCGCATGATTCGCACGACGCGGAACAACCCGATGGCATTTGCTAAGTTGGCTCTTGGCTGGAACGTTCTTGACGAGTCCGGCTTTATTTATGACGATGAGTTTGGCGAAAAGTATTTTGTGTGGCCTGGTACTCGTGTCGCGTTTGAAGCAATTAACGGTGTGTTTAACATGCTTGATGAGAAAGTGTACTCGCCTAGCCTGCCGTTAGCGTTTACCTCTCGCGTTAACATGCTTACGCCTTCGGCTGACCCGAACGCTTTGCTTCCAACATTTTCTGGGCCATACGCTGCTATTGCTGCCTTGCCGATGATTCGCGCTCTTCCAGGTTTGCGTAACATGGAGCAAGAGTTTTTTGGGGAGTACACCAAGGGGCGCACTTACATAGACACCGTTTTCCCATCTCACGTTGTGCGTCTACTTGGTGCTTACGGAGCGTTCAAAGGTACGCCAGAAAACAGGCTGGACCAAGTAGACACACTGTTTGCTGCTTCTGCTCGTTCAGCGGCGCAAGCATACGCTGCTGCCGGGTTGTGGCAAGCGGATAAGAATTACACTGACGAAGAAATTAATAAACACCGTCGGCGCATTGACCAAACTGCTCAATGGATGGTGGCCTTAAAGGTTCTTCTTTCTCCTGTTCTTCCCGCTGCTTACAGTGTAAACTCTGACACGGCAACTGATTTTGCAAAGACTTTGAGCCTTGACGGGTTGCGTCCAGCGTTTATCCAGACACTTAGGGCAAACGATGGCGACTATTCCGCTGCATCGGTTCAGTGGCTTAAAACTAATCCCGACCTGTCTCCGTTCATGGTGGGAACAACGAAGGCCCCCGACTCTAAGGGATACTACGGCCCATTCCAAGAGACGGTTGATTGGATTGAAAGTAACCAAGACGCTTTGGAAATAAGCGTTGTTGGTTCGTCGTATTTTTCCCCAACTGAAGGTAAGCGAACTTTACCTGCGTGGCAGTTTATGATGAGTAACGGGTTCACTGCTAGGCAAACCACAAACCAGTACATTAATGAACTTATTGGTGCAGAAGGCAAGGCCGCATACTACAGGGAACGCCAAAAGTATGAAGATATCAAGGCTGCTGGTGATAAAGATGCTGACTACAAGTGGGACAAAGTAAAGACTGCTTTGTACGCTCGTTACCCGACTCTGAGCAAATCTATCAGCGGCAGCCTGTCTGATTCATCTAAGTCGAACATGGATAACATGATCGAAGAGGTTGACTCTATCCGCAAGGTCGCAGCATATCTGGACGAGCAAGGCAAGTTGGACGCTCGCGGTAAAGACGTAAAGCGGATCGTAAATTTGAGGGACCAGACGGCTCTTCTACTTCAAGAGTTAAACGAAAACGCACCTAACTATTCCAAGAAGAGTAAAACCATTAGAGAAAAATGGAAAACTTTGATGACCCGTGAGAACACCTACTATGATGATTTGCAGTGGTCAAGTCTTTTATATGTTCTTAGTGAGTCTCTTGTCCAAGGCTGGGGAAGGTACACATAATGAGTGATGAGAGAGACACTGACATTAATAAGGTGCCGGGTCCTCGTGGTGATATCGAGATTAATTTTAATGCCAGCGGTCCACCGCAAGTATATGTTGGCGATGCGTATGATTACCAGGCTGCTGAACTTGTTCAAGTACCACAGTATGAAGATTTGTATAGAGTTCAGCAAGAGGGTTTTGAGGCGGTAATTAAAGATCCAAAACTGTACAAGGATCTTTCTCTCTCGTACAACATATATAATAATAAAAAGATTAATTCGTTTGTCGCACCAGACGATCTTCAACGTTATTACGATGATAACTTTCTTGATGCGTCAAAGAGAGATCCTAAGGATAGGGTCACTGGCATCGGTTTGATGTACGGCAGGATACCGGCTCCTGAAATCATCCAGGAAATGATCGCTGAACAAGGCAGGGGCGGGGCTTACAAGGGGCCAGTATCTTCATACACGGAGATGGCTGAGTCGGATGTTCGCGCTACAGCCAACGATGTTGCTATAGAACTGTTGGGTCGCCCACTAGATCAGGACGAGTTTAATCGCGTTCTACGCAAGACTCGCAAAGCGGAGCAAGCGCAACCTAACGTTACGACAAAATCTACTGGGCAGACAATGACTCAGCAGGGTCTTACTGCTCAGGGCCGTGAGGACATTCTTCGTGAAGTCATTTCTAAGAACCCTGGGTACGAGCAGTTTCAAGTGGAAACCACGGTTTTGGATGCCATGTTGAATTTCGTAAACAAAAAGAAGCAGGTTTCCGGTGGATGAAGATTTGACCGTAGAAGAGGCTAAGGACATACGCAACGATTACAACTTTATCCTCCGTTTGGCTGCGAATGACACCACGGGAAGCGTCGAAAAGTTTTGGGTTGATCTTGCTAAAGTAATCCAGGACGCTAAGGGTGACACGGAGATTATTGAGGCTTACGTCAACCGGGAACTACCCAAGGTTGAGTATTTCAGTAACCTTTATGGGGATCAAGCCGCGGCTGAAATTACAGAGGCCCAAGGCCCGAGTATGGCAGCAGACGTTAACCGTGCCATTGACGTAAAGCGCCAAGACATAGTGGCCCTCACGGAAACCTACGGGATTGTTCTTCCTGAGGGGCAACTTGACCTCCTTGCCCGTGACGCTTGGTACAACGGCTGGGAACGTGACGAGATATTCACGAACATCAGGCCGTTTCTTGAGCAGAATGTCGCAGATCCTGAGATAGATCTTATCGGTCGCGCTGGCGATATGGAGACTGACCTTATGGGCTGGTCTGCACGCAACGGCTTGGATCTTAGCCGTCAAGCGGCTGCCAAGTACATTACGAACTTGACTGTTGGGACTCAGACTCTTGACGATGTAAAGGCAGACCTTCGACGCGACTACCTATCAGGCATGTTTCCGGCGTGGGCTGACCGCATTAACGACGGGTTTGATCCTGAGATTATTTTTCAGCCATACAAGGACACCGCTAGCCGGTTGTTAGAGGTTGAGAATGTTGGGTATGATGATCCGTTATTGAAGTCGGCTTTACAGAATTCACAGCAAGTTTCTTTGTATGACTTTGAGAAGCAAATCCGAAACGATCCTCGCTGGCAGTACACGGATAACGCATTCCAGACTTACGCCTCTACGGGTCAGCGGATCGCTTCTATGTTTGGGTTTGGGTGATTTAATTGGCTACTCCTTACGATGATAACCTACGCAATCACCAAAACATGCTGCAATACCAGCAGTATTTGGCGAGTCGCGGGATGGCTTCGCAGGGTTCTGTCGCACACATACAGAATGTTGTTAATCAGATTCAAGCGCAAGTTAACGATTACACGCCACCAAATCAAACTCCAGGCGGGGGCGGAAACGACACATCTCAAGGAAAAAGCGCAGAGGATATTGCTAACGACATTGAGAATGCTCGCATTGCTCGTGAAAAGACCCAAAGGGATAAAGAGGCAAGAGCATTCCTTAAAGATCTTTTTAGTCAATACGGTGGCATGGAAGATCTTGTTGGGGAGATAGATCGTTTAGTTCGTGACTACGGAAATAGTCAAGACGTTTTGGCTGGCGCTGTACGTCAGACTGATCCGTACAAGCGTAGGTTCAAGGGTCTTATTGGATTACAGCAAAGAGGAATAACTGACGTTCGCAATGAGAGCCAGTATCTGAACCTAGAGTCACAGTACCGGACGGTGTTTCGTGAGGCTGGCCTACGTGATTATCTTGGAACGACTGGCGCTCAAAACGAGTACGATGCTATTGCAAGTATCGTGTCAGATTTTTCTTTATCGGTTGATGAGGTTCGTGACCGAGTGACCGATGCTCAACGGGTGGTTGCTGAGACTCCACAAGAGGTGCGGGACAGTTTGCAGCAATTCTACGGCATTGATCCAGCATTATTGACACAGTTTGTTCTTGATCCTGAGAACACTACGACACAGATTCAGCGTCGCGCTAACGCAGCGATTGTTGGTGGCTTCGCGCAGCGTGCGGGTCTAACGTTTGGTGCTGATGTGTCTGAGCGTATTGGTGCGTTTGTTGGTGGCGGCGACGATATTACCGGCACTGCTATTGAGCCGATGCTGACTGAGGTGTCTGATATCCAGAAGGCTACCCGCCGACTGGCAGACATTGACAAGACTACGCTGACGGAGGAAGAGACTGCGTTGTCTCGCTTGGATCTTGACCAAGGTGCACGCGAGAAGGTTCGCACATTGCAGTCCCGTGAACGTGCACGCTTCAGCGGCAAATCTGGTATCCGGTCGTCTGCACTTAGGCGGCCTCGCTCTATATAACTGAATACGGGCATGACAGGTGAGAAAGAACTGTAATTCGCAGTGGTAATTCCTGTGTTGGCTCTTTAACCCCCGTTCGATTCGGGGCATGTCCACTCCCAGCCAGACCTACCGGCCCTGGCGGTGCAAAAGCCCGGTAGTTACAGCCATCATCTTCTTCCCCGGTTGATGATGTGGGTAACGATTCACCTATATGAATAGTAAGGGAGTTACATATGTCCGAATTTGAGTGGGACGACGACGATCTAGACACCAACGATGGTAACGCGATGAAAGAACTTCGTAAGGCTTACAAGAAATTGCAGGCTGAGAAGAAGGATCTTGCGGAGCAGTTGGACAGCATGCAATCGTCTATTCGTGAACGCTCGGTAAAGGACGTTATTGCATCTAAAGGATTGCCGGAAAAAGTTGCGGCTCTTATCCCTCAGGATGCAACCACTTCGGAAGAGGTGGAAAACTGGTTGTCTGAGTACGGAGAAGTCTTTGGCATTCAGCAGACCAGTGAGGCTACTAGCGAGCCTAAGGCTGACGTTTCACCAGAAATGCAGTCGTTGTCCCGTATTGCTGAAACACAGTCATCGGGAGAACCTTTTACAAATGACCCAGATCAAATCGCAGGTTTGATCGCTGGCGCTGACAGTGCAGAAGCCTTGAACAGGTTGCTGTTTGGCAGTGCTGATGGGCCAGTGGCTTCATAGCCTCAAAAGTAACTATAAATACTATTCACTGAAGGAGGTGAATCAAAATGGCAGATGCATATACTGGAACTAGTGCAATGGGTAACCTTGTCCAGGCCGCTTATGATCGGTACGTTGAGTTCGCTCTTCGTTCACAACCGCAATTTCGCGCTCTGGCTGACAAGCGCCCAGTGCAGCAGGCCATGCCCGGTTCGTCTGTAGTGTTCTCGCTTTACCAGGACATGTCTCAGGCGACTTCGGCTTTGACGGAAACTACTGACCCCGACGCGGTTGCAATTGGCAACGCGACGCAGGTTACGGTTACCCTGGCTGAGTACGGCAACACCGTGCTGAACACCCGCAAGTTGGGTGAGTTCGCGTTCAGCGACGTTGATCCGGCTATCGCCAACATCGTTGGCTACAATATGCTGGACAGCATTGACAAGTTGGTTGTTACCGTTCTTGACGGTGGCACGAACGTGTTGTTCGGAACGGGCGGTTCGTCTGACCCGACTAGCACCGCATCGGTTGCTGCGGAGGACGTTATTGCTGGTGCTGACATTCGCAAGGCTGTTAGCAAGTTGCGTGCAGGCAAGGCTCTCCCCAAGGACAGCAGCCTCTACGCCGCTTACATGCACCCGCTGGTAGCGCACGATCTTCGTGCGGAGACTGGCGCGTTGGCGTTTGAGGATATCCGTAAGTACACGGAGCCTAACGTTGGCAACGTTCTCAACGCTGTTACCGGCGTGTACGGTGGCGCTTACGTTGTGGAAACACCGCGTGCGCTTTCCGCAACGGACGGTGCTTCTAGCGAGACAGTCTACCGCACCACGGTGTGTGGACAGCAGGCTCTCGCAGAGGCTACCGCTGTTGAGCCGGGTGTCGTTATCGGTCCCGTCGTGGACAAGTTGATGCGTTTCCGGCCTGTTGGCTGGTACTCGCTCCAAGGCTGGAGCATTTACCGCCAGGAGGCTCTGTACCGCATTGAGTCGTCCTCGTCAATCACCTGATACAGATTGACAATCGGGGTGGGGGTCGCATATAGCGGCGACCCCCGCCCTACCCCCAACGCGAGGAAGGAGCAAGGTGGCGAACATACTGACACTACCCACGGTAGACACTATTTACACTGACCATTTCTTGTTCAGCAGGTACTCTATACCTGTCGGGCAGTCGCTGCTTATTACTTCTGACGTAGGAACGTTAACACAGTTTCCATCCCAAGACGAAATTAGTGATGCTGACTTTTACTTCGGTGGTGGGCGCAGGCATGTATTGTCTAGTGCCGAGCACACGGCTGTTGTCGCCGCTGGATACAGCAGTTATGTGAGTGTTGAATGAGTTGCAGAGAAGGTTGCAAAGCCAAGGATTGCTCATCGTATGCAGAGTGTTTGAGGAATGCAAACCCAACCGTAAGTTCAATAACAAATAGTTCCCTAAAGGGAATGTATGAGAAAACTAAAAAGGATTTGAACGCTTTTAATGAGGCGCGTAAGCATGGCATTACTCCCGGTGGCACCACTAAGGAGAAAGTGGATCAGGCTAAGGCTGCCACAAAAATGTTAGGTCGCCCGTACAACGCATCGCAAGACCCGCCAGCGAACATGATTGTTAATAAGCAGGCGGCTAAGTTCGTGAACAAGACTACGACGGAGGTTTAGGTGGCGACATTTGGTGAAATCACCGACTCCACGACACTTTACTTGCACGGGTTCACTGCCGTTCAGGATCAAGCCACTCACCTAACTCAGTCGGCTGCTGCGGCAGACACAACCTTGAAGATCGCTGACACATCGGCAATGTCTCGTGGCATTGTAGAGATTGATGAAGAACTGGTAATGGTTGACTCGGTGGATACTGTGTCCCTCAACATGGTTGTGCCACCTTACGGGCGAGGCTTCAGGGGCAC